TATTTCGTCGATACCAAGATCAGCAGTTCGATCGAAGAAATACTCACGACACTTCTTCAGTGTATTAAAATTGATATATTTCCGACGATCAAAGACGTCACCAAGATGGATGATTGTCTTAATCTGTTCACGTTCAAGATGCGGAAAGAAAACTTCTGTATAGAATTTATTAAAGAAGTTATCAAACGGAATTGAATCCGATCGTGCCCCGAAGTGGGTGTCGGTAATTAGTGCAACTTTCATACAGTACTAATCGCTACCTTAATATCTCGATAAAATTTATCGATGATTTCGCGCATCTTTGCTTTCTCAGAAGGTGATGCACCACGAACGTCAATATAGATATTGGCATTTAGTGATGATTCACCTGCGTCTTCTTGCATGTCTGAAACCATATCATTGGTCAGAAGTTGTGTATTAATTATCATCGTAATCTCACTTCGCAGGAGTGGTGGCGACAGGTGCAGGTTCAACCGCATTCTGAATTACATCGACAGCTTCAGGTGCTGGCAATTCATCGTCTCCAGCAAGATGCACAAGATTGATTCGACCATCACAGAGCATGTAGTGTTGATCAACACCAAGTCGACTTGACTCAAGATAGATGCATCCAGGATTTTGACGTGTAACTTGTGTTACTTTATTCTCGTGTCGTGCAACCATATACAAAAGAAGAAGAAGTGGAATACCCAGACCAGCAGCGAACAAAAGACCAGTGGTATTCTCAGAAACCCATTTAGAAAACTTACTCATATAAACCTCCATAACATTAATACTAAAACAACTATACCTCATTTAACGTCAAAGGTCAAGGTTTTTTTCTTCTTTTTTGTCAAAATATTTTGGTCGACGTTTTGGCATGGGATTCTTTGGTGGTTGGTTCTCTATAGAACTATCATACGAATCATCGATTTGCTTACGAAGATAATTGATAAACTCATTGGTATGCTCAGAACCATCTGCATCTTCGGTAATGATGCTGTTGATATCTAGATTCTGAATATAGCGATACTTGGTCGCCATATATTTCTTCTCTTTCTGGATTCGACGCAGAAAAGCATAGTATGTAATCTGAGTAAAGTAAGCAAAAGGATTCGAGGATTTAGCAGGATCGAAGTTGTCAACATATGTAATGCAGTTCTCAATACCATCTAGTACCATCTCTTCTCGATAGGTATAGTTGATGAAGTTTGCTTTATATGCGAGATGGTTTGCGATCTTAACAAAACACTCGCCGATATAGTTCGGGCATCGAGGTTTCGGTGTACCGTTTTCTTTGGAAGCAATAACCTTTTCTCTATACGCCACTATGGCAGCAAGAAATTCTTTATTGTTTACGTAATGTACGTTAGTTTTTGTCTTTGCCATTATTTACCCTCATTAATATAACTCCTTTATACCTCAAATAGACTGCAAAGTAAATGGTTTTTTTAATCTTTTTCTTCAAGAAAACTGTTGACTTGTTCACCCATTCAGGGTATAAAGACTATGTCGTCTATGAAATAAACCATCTAATGAAGTAGCTTACTACTCCTTGGAAAGACAGTCAGTCATCAATTGCCAACCTGACAATTTTGTAGTTGAAACCTTCTTCATTATAAATTTTAATACGCTCGACCATGTGATTCAGCGTATAATTCTTTTTGGTCTTCCAAGAGAGATCGTCGCCAATATCAAAAAGATTACAACGTTCTTTCTGATTACCCTTTCTTAATCCACGACCAATAGATTGAAGATTTCTAATGCGAGATTTAGATGGTGAAGCAAACACTACGTTATGTAGGTTACGTATATTTATTCCCGTAGAAAAGGTGCCGTAGGAGGCAACAATAATTGCATCAGTTTCGGTCTCAGTAATAGAACGAATCTGTTCTCGATGTGCTGTATCTGTTCCACCATAAACAAAGAAAACTTTTCTAGAAGTTCCTGCCTTTTCTTTGATCATTTTATATAAAACATCACCATGTTTCTCTACGAATTGAAACAGAACTAGTGTGTTACCCTTTTGCGTCACTGATAGATTACGAATGACGACATTTCGTTTGTGGTTCTTAACCAACCAGTCCATTTCTTCTTGGTATGTATTATTTTTAACTGCCTTTTTAGTCTCATCAGTATAGTCTAGAAGGAGACAGGTGATTTTCAAATCAGCAAGATCTTTATTGTCCATCAGTTCTTTGGTAGTAATCACCCGATGAACCTTACCGAATAGACCCTCGAGAATCAACTTATGAGTCTTCGTTCCGTCGAGAGTACCAGTAGTTCCGATGCGAAACTTAGTCTTGGTGCACTTGTTAAAGATTGATGTCAGCGACTTTGCCTTGAACAAGTGTGCTTCGTCGCCGTAGATAACATCAAAGTCGTCGAAAAACTTTTTCGGTAATTTGTAAATTGACTGCCAAGTTGAGATAACGATGTTTGCTTGGTTCGACTTCTCAAACCCTGCGTAAATTTTAGAACAGTTATTTGCAACATGCCATGTATCATCATTATGAGAATAGTCAGCGAAGTCACCATACATCTGTTCGACCAGCGACGTTGTGGGAACAATGACCAACTGCTTGCGATTAAACTTCTGGTGATACCGCAGGAGTAGATAGATGATTAGTGATTTACCTGATGCGGTAGGAGAGAGCAGCAAAGTTCTACCGATACGAATTGCATATTTGACAGCATCGATTTGATATTCTCTCGCCTGAATCGGATTGCCTTGCGAGGTAAGGTTCAGACTCTCAGCGAATTCTTCTAGGTACTCAATATCAACAGGATCGCCGATCGGATCCATTTTGACATCCATTTCATAGTCGGATCTTGCGGCAAACTCTCTCAGGTATGGAAGCAGACCAACGTAAAGTTCTTTGGTCCACATGTTAAACATTCGTGCTTTACCATCCCACATTTTTGCTTTATAGGTTGGCATGAATCTTGCGCCAGGAACGTCGAAAGTGAAGTAGTCGTTCAACTCGGAAGCAATCGAAGGATCGCTTTCGATATTCAAATAGACTTCATCTTTCTTGGTAACTGTTAAGTCTGGCACTACATCAATCCGTTAGTAAACTTTGTCCACTCGATGGCATTCTTGATTTCCCAACCACGACCATTTAATGAACGAATAATTTGCTCTAGTTGGTAGAGCATTGCTTTCATATACTCGACTTTATCAACGCAACGAATAATATCTTCGTCGCAATTAACAATATCTTCGACCTCATTCTTTAGAGGTTTTAATCCTTGAAATTGATGCCACCCAAGTTCTTCTAGTTCTTCGCGAGTCATCTCACCTCGATAGTATTTAAACTTGGTGCGGCGAAGACGCAAGTAATCGCCCTCGCATTTACGAAGTTGCAACTTAGTATTAGACAAGATGTTAAGATATTTTGCATGCAGTTCGGCGATTTGAATCGAAGATTTACCAAGATCTAGTTCGTTGACCTTAGCATCTTTTGTCCACATGTCTTGAATTTCAGATAGTTTCATACACCCTCACAATAAAATAATTTAATTATACTATAACTTTTGACAAAAGTCAAGGAATTTATACTGCCTCGATTGTATAATATCTATATTTAAAAGCAGCAACGCCCACAAGATACTCAACATTACCACCAGAAATATCGAAGTCTAGTGCCTCGAGACTAATAGGAAATAGATCATAATAGGTAATCTTGACGTTTGGATTGTTATCAGAATCTAAAATAAAGAAGTCAGCGTCTGAGAAGTTGGCAACTGCACCAAGTCGTTTCTCTGGAACTGCTGGAAATCTGTATGACTGAGACTTATTCCAGTTGATATATTGTTCATGATTTTCTGGGAATGAAAGTCCAGTCAACCAATTATATAGTTCTACGTAATTTGCCATGTTTTCTTGGACGAGAAACCGAATGACAAGTTCGCCAAACTGTGGTTTCTCTCCTGGATTAAACAAGGCAGAAAGAGGAGTTTCGGTTGTTGTAAATCCAATACTGAACGATGGAATATTTGCTGCTTGACAGAAATATGACACGTTTGGTAGCGTGTGAATCTGGAACTTAAAACCATTTGGTTTCAGGTAATCAAGATCGCTTGGTTGCGAGTTGCTCCAAGATCCTTCAGTGATGTTTGTTGTTGTAGATACTACCATTGATTCCTCCGTTACGTATATTTATAATGAAAAAGGGGGAAGCATTTCTGCTCCCCCCAGTTTCTACAATCCTCTCTTCTAAGAAGAGGTATTGATTACATAAGGTTAGTAACCTTAACGCGACGGTAGTAGTGGTTACGGTTGGCGGTGAATGTATCAGCGTCAGTTGTACCGTTCGACTGTAGAACGAATGGGTTAGCAATCATCCCGTAACGAGTCTTGAAACCAATTTTTGGTTGGAAGGTGTTTGGATCAATTGCACGAACCATTTGTAGTGGAACATATGGGCAATAGAAGATACCTGCGTCATAAGCATTCGCACCCTTATAACCAACAACGTAGAACTGCGATGCAGCGCCAGCATTTGCTGAGTAAGGATCAACGTATACTTTGTAACGACCGTTAAGAATACCAGCAAAAGTATTGCCTGTATCGTCAACATTCAGAGTTGGTGAACCTGAAAGTGCAGCACCAGTATCAAGCATACCTGCCATTGCAAGAGCAGCAGCAACGTCTGACGAACAGATGATGAAGTTACCTTTACCGCGACGAGTGTCTTGAGCAATAACGTTCGCATCGCGTTCGATATTGAACAGAAGACCCTTGAAGCGTTCTACTGACCAACGACCGTTTGAGTCAACGTCAAGATCGAAAGTACCAGCAGTTGCTGTCGAAGCAGCACCTGGCTTAGCAACTTTGTAGATCGTACGGATAACTTCGCGGTTGATTTCAGAAAGAATTTCTTGCGAAAGGATGTTCGAAAGTTCTGACTCAGCGTCAAGACCGTGAATTGCCTTGAGATCCTGTGCCAATTCAACAGTATATTCTGCCTTCAGTGCACGAGTCTTAGCAGTAACGGTTGTCTTCTCGATTGAGAATGCCATTTCGTTGAAGTCAGTTCCACCTGATTCGCCAAGTGCTTCAGCAGAAGCAGTGGTAATACCAGTACCTGTGGTGTAAGTACCATCAACTGGGTTTGAACCGTCATGAGTACCAGTACCCGAGAAGTCTGTATCTGCTTCGTTGAAGAGTGCTTCCGTACCAGATTGTGTGGTGTAGGCCGACTTCATTGCGAAGATAAGACCAACTGGTCCAGTCATTGGTTGAACGCCAGCAACGTCATATGCCATCAAGTTAGGCAGCGCACGACGAACGAGCGAGATGAGGATAGGATCGTAGTTATCGATCGAGGCACCAGTTGCGTTTGCAGGAGTTTCGAACAACGCAGTCTTTTCTTCTTGAAGAGCCTTTTGTTGGTTTTCGAGAACGACAGCAGTAACTGCACGCTTGTAGGAATCCTTAATTTGTCCCATGCCTTCATGGTTTAGGACAGGCTCCCACTTCTTTTGTAGAGATTCTGAAAGAAACATTTTTTTCTCCTTGTAGGGTTTTTTATTTCAACTTATTATTTATATTAATTTAGATTTGAGACGACATTCTGTCTAGTGCCTTTGAGTACTTCTCCATAAGCGGAGATGCACTGTAGTCAGTCGACTCACCAAGACTGTCAGTCATCTTTTCTTCCGTGGTAGGTTGTGCTTTAGGGAAATAATTTTCTCTAATGACATTCAACTTTTCTTCGAAAATTTCTGCGTTCTCGAATTCTACATCAGCAACAATACTTGCAAACTTCTCAGCGTCGGTCTTTGCGAGGTCTTCGGTAACCGCGATAAGTACGCTTTCTCTTTGAAGTTTAGTATTTTCCGCATGCAGTTCTACATTTGCAGTCATAGTTTGGTCCACACGAGATTGAAGTTCTTCAATCTCGACTTGCATTTCACCAAGCACATCATATTTCTCTTCAGGAACCTCAATATAGTGTTCCGAAAACAGGTTCTTAAGTCCTGAAATAAACGATTCAGTGATGTCTGAACGGAGACCGTTCTCAACAGCGAGTTCGTTTTCAGCAATATACTGTTCAGCGACATAAGTTAGGTAAGAATCGACTTTCTCAACAAGTTCGCTCTTGAATTCTTCCATAAGGTCAGAAGCTTCTTCGATAAGTGCTTCTTCAAGCGCATTTATCTTAACGTTGACAGACGCAGAAACCATTGCTTCGAACAGCGATGCTGCCTTGCCACGGAATTCTTCTGAAAGATTTTCGTTACCATCAAAGAGGGTTGCGAGTTCTGCTGAGAAATCTTCTTCAAGATCTTCACCGTCTTCATCTTCGTTGTCGTCATCGTCTTCGATCAGATCATCTTCTTCTGGATCATACTCTTCTTGATGAACGTTACCCTTAGATGATGGTTGATTAACAACCGATCTTGGATCATCAACAGTGCTGAAGTTTGGTGCATTACCTGGACCAGATGCAGGACCTGACGAGTCAGAAGTATCCTTGGCGTTTACGGCAACCTTTGCGCCCTGATTTTCGTCAGCATCACCATCACGGTCTTGATGTGGTGCGTCTGCCGAAGAACCTTGACGTGGTTGAGTTTGGTCGCCCGATGTATTTGACTTAGATGCCTTTGAGGTATCTTTACCGTTTGAGGCACCCATCTTTTCTGAGGAAGATGTGACCGAATTACCTTGCTTTGGTGCGGTCATATCACCGTCAGAAGCTTCAGTAATCGCTTGCTTTCCAGCAAGCAACTCTCTGATTTTTCTTTCTACAGTCATGTTTTTCTCCTAATTTTCGGAACTTAGTCTTTTATTTATAATAAAGAAACTTTAAATCTTTGCAAGTCTATTGAGGAAATTCTCAAAAACTACCATTTTTGCTTCTTCGAGTTGCTTTTTGCTTGCCTTCTTGATGACCTTTTTCGCCATGTCATTTGCTTGTTCGGTCCATAGACCGTTAACAATCACCCATTCTTTATTTTCCATAATCCCTCTTACGAAAGCATCAGGAGCAGAAGGATCCGCAACAATATCTGCTGCGGTTGCAAGATGGAAATCGTCTTGGACGATCTGGACTCCATCTCTATTCTCTTTCAGAGTACCAAGTCCTCTTGAAGAAACGCCAAGTTGACCACCTG